CTACCGTTTGTGGACACCCTTCTAATGTTTTTAAGTTGTTATAATCACAATTAAAATAACCATTTACATAATTAAATTTAAGCGGTAAGTATTCTAAATTTTTACTATATAATTCAACATCACCATCAACATCAATACTTAAATCATCATTAATAGTGTAGCTATATATTTTATATCTTCTACATACCTTTATAACTTCTTCTCTTGTAGTTGGGGAGTTAGGACTTGTACTCTCGAATATTTTATAGTGTTTTATATGTTTCATTCTATTCTATTATTTTATAGTGTTTTATAATGTCCTCCAAGTCAGGCATTTCTAAATCGTTATCCCTAATGAAGGTCTGAAGCCTATCTAACATAACAGTATCTCTGTTTCTAACTATTTCATAATCTACAAAATCCTCTATGAGAAAACTATCAGTTTCTCGTTTATAAATGAAAGTATATATTAATAAACATACAGGATTATCTTGTATATATATACCACCACTTACTTCAGGGAAATAATCTAAGTCTTTTAATTCATTATCATCACATAAAAAATTAGCATTTACTACTAGAGGACATCCTCTCAATGTTTCTATATCATTAAAAGAACAGTTAAAATGACCACCTACTGTTTGTGGGCTACCTTCTAATGTTTTTAATTTATTATATGAAGAAAAGAAAGCACCATCTATTGTTTGTGGACAACCTTCTAATGTTTTTAATTGATTAAAAGAACAGTTAAAAGTTCCACCCATTTTTTCTGGACAACCTTCTAGTGTTTTTAATTTATTATACGAACAATTAAAATAACCACTCACATAATTAAATCTAAGTGGTATATATTCTAAACCAGTATGTGATAAATCAATGATGTCCTCAACACTAATACTTAAATCATCATTAATAGTGTAGTTATTTATTCCATACTTTTCACACACTTCTATAACTTCCTCTCTTGTAGTTGGGAAGTTAAGACTTGTACTCTCGAATATTTTATAAGGTTTTATATGTTTCATATTTATTCTATTATTTTATAGTGTTTTTTTATTTCATCTAAGTCAGGCATCTTTAAATTATTATCCCTTATGAATGTTTGTAATCTATCTAGCATAACAGTATCTCTGTTTCTAACTATTTCATAGTCATTGAAATATTCTATGAGGAAATTATTAGCTTCTGGTAAATAGATAAAGGTATATACTAATAGATTTACTGGATTTTCTATCATATTTGTACTACCATCTACTTCTGGGAAGTATTCTAAATCTCTTAATTCATTATCAGCACAATAAAAACCACCACCTACTGTTTGTGGAGAACCTTCAAAAGATTTTAATTCATTTTCATAACAAAGAAAATCACCACCTATTGTTTGTGGGCTACCTTCTAATGTCTTTAATTCATTATTAAAGCAATGAAAATCACCATCTATTGTTTGTGGGCTACCTTCTAATGTCTTTAATTCATTATCATTACAAAAGAAACTACCATTTACTGTTCTAGGACAACCTTCCAAGGATTTTAGTTTATTAATACGGCAAAGGAAATTCCCACTCACATAATTAAATTTTAGTGGTAGGTGTTCTAAATTTTTATAAGCTAGATTAACACCACCAGCAACATCAATGCTTAAATCATCATTAATAGTGTAGTTTTCTATATCATATTTTTTACACACTTCTATAACTTCATCCCTTGTAGTTGGGAAGTTAGGACTAGCATTCTCGAATATTTTGTAAGGTTTTATATGTTTCATAACCTATATATTAAATAGGTAAGTTGAGTTTGGTTAGGAATATATCTATAGCGTTTTATAAATCCACTTGACCTTCCCACAGTCCCATATTCTATAACTTATAACATCTTCATACATTATTTCCTTTTCAGATTTATCTATATCATAACCCATTTTTATAAGCTGTGATTTTCTATACTTAGATTTATGACACCTTCTATTTCCAATAATCCATTTGTAATCGATTGGTACATTTTTAGTATGTTCAAATCCCAATTTTTCATATAATGAGCCATCGAACATAGAGGTGTCTGAAAATGAGATAACACTGCTAACACTATACTGTTTTAATAAATAATTGAATAGTTTACTAGCACCACCAACAACATTTGTTTTTAATAGATTACAAAACCTAATTAATTCATATTCATTATCAGATCCACCCCTTGGTCTAGAGAAACACATAAGTGATACTAAGGTATCTTTGTGATATAGACCTAATTTTATATTAGAATTAGAATATCCCTGTATATGATTATTATCCATAAATATTCTACTATCTTCTATGTTGACTGTTTTAATTAGACACTTCCTAGCATATATAGAACCTATTGTTTTCTTGAGCTTATATGATATGATAGATTTTATTATATCTTTCCTCAATATCCAGTCATCTTCCCATATATGCATAAGGTACACACCTTTACTCAAGCACATATTTGTCTTATCATAATGGTATTTCTTAGCTTTATTAATCTCACTGTGCCAATATAGTCCATTAAACTCAAATGCTATGTTAGAATTTGGTAAATATATATCTAGTTCCTTGCCACCTAAAACTTTTCTATCATTTTCAATTATTAAATCGTCATATATGCTCTCTATATATATTTTTAAATCCTTCTCTAGACCAGATATATTACTACTGACTGGATTGCATTTTGTACATATTACATTATCCACACTTTGTCTGTTATGCAAATATTCTCTATGTATATTAAACTCTTCATTACACACATCGCAATGTAGGCTTATTACTCTAGTGTGATAATCTATACTAATAAAGTGTATGTTATCATATGTGTGTATTTTATCTAGTACTTTTTTATACAAGTTTTCATTTTTAGTGATTTTTGAATTGAGAATGCTTTTTTTGTGTATTTTTTCATTTTTCCAAGGATGGTCTACACCATATCTATCAAGGGATGTTTTTTTATATGATGCTTTGTATGCATCTATATTTTTCTTAAAAGACTCGACTCTTCTTTCTAAAAGACCATCTATACTTGCTACATTATTAACACCATACCTATCATTTAGTGTTTTTATCCTCTTATTTAAGATACTTTTTTTATAAGAATTTGTTCGGTTTTCATATTTTTTTGAAGTTATTGCCTTAGCATGCTCACTATGTGCTGCGTGTTTATGTCCAAATTTTTTTAAATTGGTGTTTTCTTTTTTCTTTTTTATTTTATCATCACTACCTATACATTTGTTAGAACAGTAATCATAGTACCCCATAGATGAGTTTTTAAATTTTACTAGATTATCACACAACTCATTGACACAAATGACATCTGTCTTTATATCATTTATAACATGATATACCTTTTCTTTAAAACATAGATGATTTATATTATTATCTTCACAATATTTGACTATGTATGTATAATCATCAAAAAAGTTCTTTGAAACATACTTTTCCATAGACATTTTACCAGACTTATTATCAAATTTATAATTATATAAGAAATCTTTGCTTATCATAAGATGGTTTTGATTTATATGTTATATGCTTTTTAAATAGTTTGTTTAATTAAAAAACCCCCATTAAATTAAAATGGAGGTTTGTAATTATTTATTATATATTTACTATCTATTTATAAATCCACCTGCTGATATAGCACCAGTTCTAAGGATAGTGATGTTATTAACAATGATTCCCATACCGCGTATCGGTTCAACAAACGTGTCAAGTACCCCAATTTGGTTATCTATTATCTCTGGTGTGTTATTTTCATCATCCATCTTATTAAAGAAGTTAAATAAACCATTCTTACTCACATAAGTCTCACATATAACATCTGCTCTTAGTTTAATTTCTGCTCTAACATCAGGAGTATTATACTTCCATTGGTAATCCAATAACATATTAGATAATTCTCTTTCAAGTTCTATAAGAACCTCTCTAACATGTATAAAAGATAGTGCAGAATTAAACAATGTTTGTGCAGTGTTCTCTGTCTCAATTATATATCCTCTATTTCTTTTGAAAACAATAGGGTTAATTTGTGCTTGATTTAAGAACTCAATATCTTCTTTAGTAAAGTCCATTTCTAGACCTGTGATATTTGTTATTCTACCATTTGTAACACCAGCTGCTATTGTCCAAGGTGTAATAGATGTTATATTAGAAATATGCTTTCTCATATAAGTTGTAGCCACATAAGATGCTGGTGGCATCTCTAATGGACGACCATTATCATTTACAGTAACATAAGGTGTGAAATACCCAACCGATGTATCACCTACTCCTTGTGGGAATGAATATCCAACTGGATTTAGACTTTCTTTATTACCACCATCTGCTAAGAACTCAACACTTAATACACCTTCCAAATCTGTAAAGTTTGGCGATTTTTTAAACTGTCTTAAAGAAGGCATGTTTATAAATCCAAATGCATCTAATCTATCTCCACAAATATCTACCAATTGAGATTTAGAATTTTCTACTAATCCAAGTCCAAAAGAGTCAATTAAATATCTAAAATCAATAGCTTCTTTATTAGTTACTGCTTTAAATAAGGGAGTTCCTTTAGCTACTAAGTTTAGTATTCTATTTTGAGTTTCTTCTGTACCATCTGGTAATGAAGACTCCTTTACTTTAAATCCTTCAAAAACTAAACCTTTATATGTATTAGCATAATTATCTACTGATACAAATCTTGTTGTTTGTCTATCACCATTAAAATCTTCTTTTAATATTTCAGAATCACAAGTAAGTTCAACTAAATTAGTAGTAGTATTATATCTTCTTTTAGAAATAATCCTAGTTAATTCTCTAGGAGTTTTTGTAGATTTCAAGAAATCGCCTATTCTAACCTCAGTATATCTAGACCCATCTATTAATACCTTATTAGGTGTCTCAATGTAATTAACATCATCCTCTAATTCTAGAGTTTGTTTTAAATTACCAAGTTTTGATTTAACTGTAATAGATTTAGTTAAGTTATCACCGTCAATTGCCTCAGTCGCTAACATATCTTTACCAGTTGATTCAAAAATCATATCGCCATTAGCCTCTAAGTACATTTTCATAAATACACCATTCTCAACACCAACTTGGTCAAATGAATCTCTTGTGTTTATAACTCCGTCATTAAATGCATCGTAGAAATCAGAATATTTACCAATTACACCTTCTTCGTTTGATGCTACCTCTCCTTTAGTTTTAGCACCTTCTGATCCTAATATAAATTCATTATCTACTGTATAGAATACTAAGTATCCAGCAAGAACATCCACTAATTCAACTTCTGTTAATGGTGTCTTCAATGTAAATTTCTTATTCTGGCTAGTAGCAGTAATTATATCTTCTATTGTTACATTTCCTAAGCTAACATTAAAACCAGTAGAGCCTAAGCTCATAAGGACTTTATCTTTGTTAACATTATCAATTACACTAACCAATCTGTTAAACATCTTAAATCTTCTAGATTGTTGGTAATTAGAAAGAGATACAGTTGTTGCAGTATCTAAAAATTCAATTTCAAATTTACCATTCTCTGTATAACTTACGCTATAATCAACACCAATCACCAAGTCTACAAAGCCATCTACATCGACTGTTATGTCTTGTATATTTGATGACTCCGTAAATTCTGTACTATCTATAACTATTTCAATTTTACCTAATGCTAATTCAGTAATTGCTACAGGCATATTATTTTCATCATCACTATTCTTTAATGCTATTTCACCCTTTGTATTAACAGTTGCTACCGAACTATATGATACTGGACCACTAGTAGCCTCTGGGTATTGTGAAGCATCTAAGATTAATGTATAAGAACCATCAGTGATATCTATTTTTCTATCCCCAATAACTACAAATGCACTATCAGCTTCATATGTTAATTCTATATTGCTAGCAGTTATAGCGAAATCAGTTCTTGTTAATCCAAAAGTTGATCCCTCTGCAAAATATGCTGTTCTATTATTACCGTTTTCAATATTGCCCTCTACTAATGGAGCAGGTGAAACATCAGTATCTGTAAACGCATGTGATGCTTGACCTGTGTAATTTGTCACACCACCCATTATAGCAGTTACATTACCAGGCAAGTCTAAAGGAGTTTGAATAAATTCAATTTCCTCTTTTAAAGTTTCATTATAAGACAAAAAGTCAATTGATTCTACATCTTCATCAGTTGTAGTATTTCCTAACAAGTCAATTAAACCATTATAAGAATCAACCTCTACTGCATCATTATTAAATGCACAGAATAAGCCAGTTCTATCAGTATCTCTGTTTATAATAGTTTCTATAAATATGTTATTTCCATTTGTATCTCTGAAAAAAGGAATAAGTGAAAGACCTTCATAGTATTCTAGAAGATTAATATTTCTATCATTAGCAAAATCTCTTACTCTTTCTTTTATAAGACCATTATTATTGAAATAGCTACTCCATCTGTTATCAACCGCTAGTGATTGGTAATCTGACCAATCCCCACTTACTAAAACAACATCTACTAGGTAGTCTGCTGCGTAGTCTTTACTAGATACATATGGTGGTATTCTATCTTCTGACCCGTACCATTCTAACAAAGTTCTATCAAATCCACTTAGTCTTGATTTAAAAACGAATGCAGTTACTGTCTTATCAGATAGGTTTGTTAAGCTAAATGCTCTTTGATTATCATCTGTTAAGTTTAAGAAAGATTCAGTATCCCTTCTCCAAAAGCCTGTTGTGTCGAAAACTCTTCTATAAGGTCCTTCTTTCAAAACATCATTATTTGTACCAGCAGAAGCTGACAATGTTTTAAATTTAATTGTGTCTAATTCGTCATTAGTTGAGAGTAAATTCAATGCAAAAACTGGTGAAGTTTCTAACATCTTAGAAATCGTTCTATGAAAGAATGATCCTTTTCTTTCCATACCTCTGTCTATTTGTCCAAAAACTGATTCTAAATCATTTATATTTGTCAATCTTACTGGTGTGTTAACTGGTCCTTTTTTAGAAGTACCTATAACGAGGTTAGTTATCCCATCTACTGTTGGTGATGAATTTACTGACTGATCAAATTCTTCTATGAATATACCTGGTCTTTTGTACTTGCCAATTTGAATATTTGCCATATTTTCTATTTAATTTTTTTATTTAGTATATATATAAAAACTAAAAAATGACATTTTTTCTATTTTGGATAATAGCTATTTAATTTTAGATATCCAATCTTTAATATCTTGTTCTATATTATCCATTTTCTCTTTGTGACTTTTCTCTAATACAGGTAATTTTTTACTAGCATCATTAATATCTTTTTTAATTTTAATTATTTGATCATTGACTTTGCTTATTCTATCACTTATATCTTTTGAGATATCATCACTAGCATCTGATAGTCTATCCTTTAGCTCATTTTTTTCTATCGATTTATCAGTTTCTCTCTTTTTTAACTTCTCAATACTTCTAGTTATACTAGCTATACTAGAGTAGCTAACTAGAAATGGATTTGTATCTTTATCAGTCCCAATTACCTTATCTAAATCATCTTTAATACTACCATTTTCTAAATCTTGATAAATTTTATCTATTTTTGATTTATTAGAGTTATAATATGATATTTGTGTCTTTACTCTGTCTAATTTTTCTTTAGATAGTTTAACATCTTCACTATCACTATCCTCAACTTCAAAATCTTCTAAGAATAGTTTATACTTTTTTAAATGTTTCATTTAAATTTTTCTTTTAAATCTTTATAGTTTTTAGAATCCATTGGTCCAAATGCTGTTTTCTCTAAGTCAGTGAACTTGATGGGTTCTTTATTATTATCAACTAATTGAAATATATTCCTAACATCTTTCAAGTCTTTAAAGTTTTTAGCTATAGTTCTTTCATTATTTGTGTTAAACATATCAATATTAACTGCTGCTACTTTAATATCAGAACCAGGAGTTATATCAAATAAATCTCTATCCATCTTACCAAAAAACATTGGTTTAGGTCTTAATTCAACATTTTTTATCTTACCAGCTTTAATATTATAGTCTTGGTCTAAGTATTTAGAAAAGTTTAAAAATGTTTCTGAATACTTAACATACACATCTTCATCCTCCACTTTAATAACAATAAGGTAAAACATTAATTGCTTTCCTAACAACATACCATATATTGTTCCTTCTGTATCAGTTATTTTACTAACCTCTTCAAAATAAGTGTCTATTACTTCTTTATCAACTTGTGTATTATCTTTAACAGTAGTTTTATCACTATCTTGTGAGTCTTCATTATCTTTACCAACTGTTATGTTGTCAGATCCTATTTTCTTAGGTATTACATCTATTCCAAAGTATTCTTTAAAAAATTCACTTTGAGCATTTCCTTTATAAAGCTTCTCCCCATCTAGAAGTTTCTGTATAAAACTAAGAAGTATTTTACCACCACCTTTAACCCTTCTACCATCACCCAATTCTATTTCAGTATCTTTATCAAATAAAGCTTTATATTTATTATCCCTAATAATATTCTGTATCTTATCCTCAAATTTATTGAATACTTTGTTTATTATAAATGGTCCACCACCAGGATTATCTGGAGTTCCTGCATTAGATCCTAAATTAGTATACCTTCTAAACACATTATTAGAGACTTTACCACCACTTCTACCAGAAGGTATAGTTTGTGTTGTATAAACCTTAAAAGCCTTGTTAAACAGCTTTACTATGCTTAATATTGGATCTATTTCAATTTTTTTAATATCTTTTGTAGAATTCTCAACAATATCTTTAATATCATCAGCCTTACTCTTGTCAACAATCCAATTATCTAATACTACGTTTTTATAAAAGAATTTTTGAATTTCTTTCCCATTCGTAGATTTTTCATATACCTTCATAAAGGCATTATATTTAATTATTTTGCTCTCGTTTTTAGAATCTATGCCTGTATCAACTATTCTCTTAAATAACTTATTAAACTTCTTAATAGAACTACCAAAGTCGCCATCTAGTTCTGTTTCTGGTATGCCCATTAATTTTTTAGCAAAATTTGATATCTTACTAGCTATAGACACCCTTTCACTTTCACTAGAATCTATATCAGCACTTTCATTAAATTTATTGCTAAATTTTTTGTATGCTAATTGAAGCTTTCTTCCTAAGTCAATCCAGTATTTTTTAGATTTGCCATCACTATATAGTTTTTTTAGATTTGTTAGAAAATTTTTATCTAGCTTAATGCCATTTTCTTCTGATACTAGTTCTTGTATCTGCTTACTTAGCTTAATGTACTGTTTGTGTTCTCTTGACATACCTTCTATAGCTGCATCTTCATCACTAACTTTATTAGATACGCTAGGTACTCTAGGAACATTTTTATATTCTTCTTCAAGTTCTTCTGCCCTCTCTAGTATATCGGTTATTATGTCTATTAATTTAACCACCTCTTGATGATCTAAATCTGTTTCTTCCTCTGAATCATCGCTTTCAGTTTCAGTTTCAGTTTCATCTTTATCCCCATCATCATTAGTAGAATCACTTTTAATATCTTTTAAATATTCTTCAAAATTAAGAAGACTTTCTTCTAATTCTTTTTTAATACTAGCTCTATCGTTCTTAAATTCATCCATTTCAGATATATAATCTAAAAGGTTCTCTACATTTTCTTTTATTTTACTTATAGACTCTTCATTGTCAATTATTTCTTTTAGCTTACCCAATAAAAATGATATTTTAAAAAAGTTAAATTCATCTTCTTGCTCACTTCCCTCTATAACACCAGATGCTAACAATATTTCAAATTCACTATCTATGCCTTTAGCTATTGCCTCAATCCTATTAACATTATAATTAACTGTAAATCTCCTAGCTATAGAATTGAACATTCTACCCACTAATGAATCTCCCCAATTTATGTCATTGCCCAATGGTCCTGATGATCCACCTGACATGTCAAATGCTTCACTTAAGTATGTATTTTTTCTTTTTAGGTATTTCATATATGAATTTTTTTATATATATTAAAAATAAAAGACTTGTTTTATTTCTTGATGTCAATATATTTGTTATATTTGTATCAAACCTTAAAACTATTATTATGATTATTTGTATAGATTTAACAGAGATGAGAGATAAAGAATACAGAATACTTCAAGATAAGTATCCTGCTTTATCACCAGATGGTATAAAAAATGCTCAGAAAGCTGGGTTTAGTAAAGTATGGATAACTACGAAGGATGAAGAGTACAGAATAGTTGCCTTTACACATCCAAAATCTTCTAAGGAAGTTTCAGTAATTGATATTGAAATGTTTTTGGAAACTATACAACCAGAAAATTTCCAAGATATTGAAGAAGGTATAATAGATAGTCTTGACACTGACGAAATTCTTGATAAAATATCAAGATTAGGTATAGATAAGATATCATTAATTGAAAAAGAATTTCTAGACAAAAGCCTATAAGTACTGATGTTATTTAGTACATAAAGTGATAAAAAAAAGCCAAAATAATATTATTTTGGCTTTTTTTATTATATTTTTTTTAATATGTTAATTTTTATCCATAAAATAGATTTTAGATAAAAAGCAATATTAAAATGATAATATATAAAAGTGTAAATTAATAACAAGATGAAATTTAAACAGATTACTTACAAAGATAAAGCCTATAAAAATATTGATACGATAGTAGAGATACTTAAAGAAGAGGAATTCTATTGGTTAATAGACTCCGAAATTTCCAACGCAGTTATAGAAATAAGAAAGAATACTCTAATATGGCATGATGGTGTTTACCTAAGTGGTAATTGGCATTATGGTGTATTTAAAGGGGGTGAATTTTATGGTAATTGGTTAAATGGAATTTTTGAAGATGGGCTTTTTAGTGGTAAGTGGAACAGTGGATTAAGAATATAAGAGTATAAAAAATAATAGATAGCTATGAAAAAAAGAAAAACTTTGGTTAAGATGAATTTATCAGATATAGTTTTTAATGATAATATAGTATCTATTTATAAAACAGAATGTGGTTATTTCTTTGAAATTGGTGAACAAATAACAGATGATGTAGCAGAAGCAGTATCGATATTAATGAAAAGGGTCGATTCAACAGATAGTATATGGAAAACTAGATTGGACGATTTTAAGAAATATTCAGTAATCCCAGAAAAAAGTTTGTACTGGCTATCAGGTGGTCAAAAAGAATGGGATACACTTGTAAACTACAATAAGCCGTGGTGTGAATCATATATACATTTTCAAGAAAAGTTTGGAACTATGATAGTTGAAGCAGTAGAGAATTCAAAGACATTAGCAGATGTAAAATCTATATTTGAATATGAGCTAAATTTACTTAACATATATGAATTTGCACTAAGCGAAAGTCTAATAAAATGAAAATTTTATATTAAATATATTTATATATCATGATGTTGCATGTTTTTGTAAGTAAAAAGGATTTATTTTAACTAAAATTCTATACAAGCACAAAATTTATATTATAATATCTATATAGTCATGATCTTGCATGTTTTTTAATTAATATATAGATTATGGATAGAGAAAATAAAAAAAGATTAGTGTGTAATAATCCTTGGTGCAAAGCTCCCTTTTACTATGATATTGATAAAGCAATAGAAAAAGATGGAAAAAGTGTATTTCCAAAGGAATGTAGTAAATGCAAAAGCTTTAACTCACAAACAAGTGGTGGAGTAACATGGGAAGATAGAGAATATGAAGATGAACCAAAGGGTGGTGGACAAGAGGAAATAAGGTATACTGAAACTAATAAATATAGCAAATAATATGAAGGCACATTTTTTTGACATTGATACACTTATTAAGATAGATAATTCAGTATGGTTAGTCTCTAAGAATAAACCTTCGATACCCATCATTAAATTAACTGAATCAGAATTCAATTTAATAAAAAAAGGTATCTATAAGAAATATAATTCTATGCTTAATATTGATGATGTTGGATATTGGCTACCAGAAAACCTTTACAACACACTAAAGATTAAGAGTAAAAGTATGAAGTTCAACATAACTGACCTATCATTCTCCTTACAAGAATTTATGAATACAAGTATTATAGAAAATTTAGACTACACTATCTATAAGAAGCATTTTCAGCACCTTAGAAACAAAAACGATGATATATACATAATATGTTCTAAAAAAAGTAAAAGTAGCTACAAAACGATTATAGATAGCTTAGAGAAGGAATTGTGTGATATGAATCTAGTAGTAAAAGATTATTACTTTCTATCAGAAACATTTTATAATAGAGATAAAGATTATATCTCATATCTAAAAACAAGACTCTTATTACAACATTTGTTCGGTTATAAAACTGATGGTGACAAATTTACAGATACAGTTGTTGAGAATTATAACACAGTCCACTTTTATGATGAAAATAAAAAATCTATTGATTTGGCTATTAATATAAACGATGTGTTTACCACAATAATGAGTAATACTAGCGATGATATAAAAAATAATATCCATGACATTACGAATAGAGTAGATAAATACGTTATGGTTAGGGAGGTAACATATAACCAAAGAAACATCTTTAAACAAAAAGATATTCTAATACATGCTAATAATTTAGTGAAAACTTTTGAAACATTTAAGTACTTAAAAATATAATTACTTCTTTTTACCCTTACTTTCTTTTTTATTATCACTCTCTTTCATCATTGCTCCTTTTATAAGGTCATTTAGTTTTCTATTATCAACAATATCACCATCATCTTGTGAATCTTTCGCTTTATCAGATTGTGACTCTAAAACCTCTGAATTTTCAATATCGTCTAATCCCATATCTGTTCTTAGATCTTTATAGAACTTTTCTAAGTCAGTTCTTTGAGTGGATAGAAATTTAGAGTTTTCTCTAACTTGTACAATAGTCTGGTTAACAACTTCGTGCATTCTAGCTGAGCTTTCCCCATTATCAATTTGGCGTAGTTGGTTAAGGAAGTTTTTTCTAGTCATTTTAGCCAAGAATATAGCCTCTGAATATACCATAGCATCTTCCTTCATCTTATTTTTTATATAAGGATGTTGTTTTAGTTTTGGAACATCACTTAGGTATAAGTCTATAAGTGAACTTAAAACCTCCACTGATTGCTGTGATGATGTGCTTAAATCTGCATCATAATCATACAAGCTTATCTCACCAAGGTCTGGTAAATCTTCTGCTTCTGCCAAATGTTTTGATATATCAAAATCATTATTCTCCCCTTGTATTTGATCAAATTCGTCTTGTATCCTACTTTTTTCTTTATCTGTTTTAGACATAGAGCTGTTTTTTTATAATATATATAAAAAAATAAGTCGCTTATGGCAAAGATTAAGAAAGAAAGACAAATGGTATTTAGTAGTGAGAACGTTACCGAGGCTACTGATAAGATAAATGATGGTATAGTACTAAAAAGGTTTCAAAACCCATGGCTTAAAAATGAAATAGGGTTAAGAAGATCAGGTCTTACATTTAAGATGACAAGTGCCGAACAAGGAGAATACGTTAAATGTGCACTAGATATACACCATTTTACCGAAAAATACTGTAAGGTGAAAAGAGAAGATGGTTCTATTGGAGCAATAACACTTAGAGACTACCAAGCTGACATATTAGATAATTTTGTTGATAATCGATTCAATATATTAATGGCTAGTAGGCAGGTGGGTAAGTGCTTGACCTTCAACACTTTATGCGAAATTAAGAGCAAGGAAATTAGAAAAGAATATAGAATTGGTAAACTATATTATCATATGCTTAAACAAGAAAGATCACTAACATTATTAGAAAAAATAAAAATAAAATTATATGATATTTTATTCCTGTTAGAAAAATAATTTACCTATTTGATAGGAAGCCAACAACTTTTTATATATAAAAGCATATAAAAAGAAAACAAAATAAAATTATGATAATAAATGACAATAAAGAAACGGTAACATGTAGAATATGTGGTGAGCAATGCAAAAGAATATATGGAAAGCATTTAAAATTTGCACATAATAACATGACTACTAAAGAATATAAAGAATTGTACGAAGGTGCTCCTATAATGGCATTATCAGATAAGGCTAAGACAACAATTAATGGTGGTAAGCATATGAAGAAAGAAAAGTATAAAAAAATGTTTGCTGAAAAAATAAGAGGCACAAAAAATCCTAATCACAAAAAAAATACAACTGAATTAGAAAGAAAATCAAGAAGTCCATTTTCAAAGAATTTTTCAAAATATGAAGGTGTAGAGAATATAGAGGAGCATATAAGTATTTTTGCAAAGGAAGCTATTAAGGATAGAATATCAGATACTACTTTAGAATACTATTTACTGAAAGGTTATGATGAGGAAACATCTAAAAAGATGCTTAGCGAAAGACAAAGTACATTTTCTCTAAAAAAATGTGTAGAAAAACATGGTGATGTTGGTGGTAAGAAAAGATGGCTAGATAGACAAACACTTTGGCAGAAAAATTTGGCAGAAAATGGTAATATGAAATGTGGCTATTCTGAAATATCACAAGACTTATTTAAAAAGATAAGTAAGATTTATACAGATAATGAACTAAAACGTGTACACTATGCAATAAAAAATAAAGAGTTCTTTATATCAGTTAAAGATGTAGGATTTTTCTCATATGACTTCACTGATAGAAAAAGAATGAAAATTATCGAATACAATGGTGATTTATACCATGCAAATCCTAAAACTTTCAAAGAGAACGATTATCCACATCCTTTCTATAAAGAAAGTGGACCTACTGCAAGGGAAATATGGGATAAAGATAATTTAAAAATAAATATTGCTAAATCAAAAGGATTTGATATTCTAATAATATGGGATACTGAATATAAAAGCAAAAAAGATTTAACTATTAAAAAATGTATAGATTTTTTAAATAATGTATAGATAAAAATAATAAAAAAATGATTACACTTCTTAAAAAAATATTGATTGAGTTGATAGAAAAATCTATTGAGTTGATAGAAAAATACCAATATAGAAATGTATCATTGGATGAGGATGATATTTCTAAAAAAATATTAAAATCTATATCTTTAATAGATATTAGAGTAAAGACTGATACTGGATATGAGGCAGTATCTGAGATACATTTAACACAACCATTTAATCATTATAATATCAAAACTATTGACGGTCTTAGCTTAACTTGTGCAGATAATCATATATTATTTGATGAATATTTTGATGAAGTATTCTGTAAAGAATTAAAAATAGGCGATACTATAAAGACCAAAAATGGCAATAGTATTGTGAAGCATATAAAAAGGGAAGATTATAAATCATCTATGTTTGATTTATCGGTAGACCATCAGAATCATAGGTTCTACACAAATGGAATACTTTCACACAATACTATATCTGCTTCTATATTTATGCTTCATACAATACTATTCAATAATGATAAAAACATTATGATTGTTGCTAACAAGGGTGATACATCAGTTGAGATTGTTGACAAGATAAAATCCATTTATTCATTACTACCATTTTTTTTAAAACCTGGTATAAAAACATGGAATCAAAAATCACTGACATTTGACAATGGTTGTCGTATTAAGACCTCTGCTAGGACAAAGACTCCAGCTATTGGTTTTACTATTGATGTTCTTTATTTAGATGAATTTGCACATATTCCTTCAAACATAATAGAACCATATTATACTGCGGTTTTTCCAACAGTATCTGCAATAAAAAACTCTAAAATAATAATAACATCTACACCAAATGGTATGAATTTATTTCATAAATTACTTACTAATGCAGAACGACCAGCTGGTGACCCACAAAGAAATAACTACACACCTATGAGGGTTTACTGGTACCAAGTCCCTGGTAGGTTTGTTACATATATAAGGCTTAATGACCATAAATTATACGAAAACAAAATAGAAAAGGATAATGTTTTTAATCAAGTACATAATAAATGGGGTGCTGATACTAAGGTCGAAATGAGTTGGAGTGTTGATTTACAAAAATATGTAATCGAGGTCTATAATAATGATTATTGTCATGATGAGGATGTTGTTGGATTTAATATAAAAACACCCGATGGCAAAGAGATATCTATACTAGAGTTAGCAGAACTTACTACATGGAAGGATGAGGCAATAAAAGATATTGGTGGAGAAGATGCTTTTAACCAAGAATACGGTCTTAGATTTGTAAATGCTAGTAAATCTTTACTAAGTGAAAATATTATAGACCATTTATTGAATAATAAAATTCTTTATGAGTGGGAGGAGATATATGAATTTGAAGATAAGCTAAATTTTTCCTATGAAAATTTAAAATGGGTTGATGATTATGATATATACAACCCTATAAAAAGAAAAGAATATAAAATAGTCTTATCAATTGACCTTGCAGAGGGATTAGGTCAAGATTTTTCTGTTATAAACATATTCAGAATAAGTAATAAAAGTAGAGAGGTCATAGATATACAAAAAGAAAAGTATTCATCAATAAAGGATTTTTTCAAACTAGAACAAATTGGGATATATCGAAGTAATATAATATCTATTAAACAAATGTCAGAATTGCTTTATATATTAGCTTTTGAATATTTTAATCCAGATAACCTTAAAATAGTTTTAGAACTTAACAACTATGGAAATACATTACTAGCAGAACTACCTCATGTTTTTGATGGTATTAATGATTATGGTTCTTCTGTATTTGTTAGATATAAGCACAGAATAGATTCACCAGAAGAAAAGGTAGGACTTAAAGTAACAAGTTTAAAAAATTTACTTATAAAAGACTACCAATCTCTAATGCTTAGTAAATCTTTCTCAATAAATAATGAAGACACCATAAGGGAAATAACCACATTTGTAAAACATACAACTAGTTCTGGCAATATAAAATATGCAGCAGATAATGGAAACGATGATTGCGTTTTGCCAAACACTCTTATAAAGACTATAAATGGTTATAAAAGAATAAAAGATATCAAATTAGGTGAGTTGGTGTTAACACATTTAGGAAATTACAAACCAGTAACAAATATATGTAAAAAAGATTTTGATGGTGTTATGCACAGAATCAAATTTAGAGGCCAACCTAGCTTAGATATAACATATAACCATCCTATATATGTTCCAAAAAATGACTACTCAAAGAAAAATAGAAAGAATTATAATAATTATCTTAAGCGAGAGTGGATTTTACCAAGTGACATTTCTAATAAATCTAGGTGTGTTGTTATAAAATCACCTCTATATACTGGTGATGTTAATAATATCAAATATCAAGAATTATTTGAAAGGAATAAATATTCTCCGTCATCTAATTTTAAAATAAAGGAAATAGAACTAGATAATAATTTTGCTAAGTTTTTAGGCTTATTCTTAGCAGATGGTAACAGTTATAAACCATCTCATAATACTTACCGAATAACTTTAGCCTTTAATGATAAAGATTTAACTCTTATTGATGAAATGAAGGATATAATAAATAACTGGAATTTAAAATATCATGTACAGAATAGAAATAATTGCACTACTGTGATATTTTATAATAGATTCTTATGGGAAATATTTTCTAAATGCTATGATGAAGATAAAGAGAAAATATTCCCCGAAATGCTCTATAACAAACTAGATAAAGAGAAAATGTCCCTAGTCCTAGATTATTGGATAAAGGGAGATGGTTGGCTCTGTGAAACACCTGGTAAGACTAAACATTATATAGGATGTTCAACTAGTTTTCAACTAGCATTGACTATGAGAGATATATCTATATCATTAGACAAACATGCAGTAATATCCTATAATAAAAGACATAGATATGGTAAGCCTACGAAAAGCCAATATTGGGTATCTATTTATGAAGATAGTTTAGAAAGGTCATGTATGAGAAAGATTTCTGATTTTGAATATTCGTCAGTACTACAAAGAAATGAAAAGTATAATTATACTGGAACAACTTATAATTTAGAAGTAGAGGATGATAATAGTTATGTAGCAAATGGGATAGTTGTACATAATTGTGTCATGACTATTGTAAATGCTACATCTATATTCGAAAAGAACGAGTTTTCAGAGATGATACACGAATGGATGAACAAACATGTTGATAAGGAAATAGTTGATTACATAAATGAGTGTATGAAAAAATCTGATTATATAGAAAGTAATGATTACACACACTTTTTAGATGTGAAGAAAAAAACACTTGGTTCTAGAACTGGTGGTGGATATGGTCAGAGCAAATATAAGTCAAGTGGTGGATATGGAAGACGCAGGTAATCAGCTAGTTTTCCTCCATAGTAACAAGCAGTCCATTATTTGACAATTTTTCTTTCATACTAGAAATAGTCTCATAATCACCATACTTAACATCACAAATACCTTTAAAGTGTACAATGTGTGCACATTGATTTGCTTGTTCTTTTTCGTGTCCACATATATTTATCAAACACTTAATAACATGTTCAAATGAATTATGGGAGTCATTGTGTAAATCTAGTCTATATGGACTAGATAATATTTCTTCTACTTCTGTCTTAGTTTCTTCTTTTATCTTTGTCATAGCTATTAATTAAATGTTTTTATAGTTTTGTTAATTGAGTCGATTATTGTAATCTTTATCTTTTGTGTTTCTCCCCACCTAGCGAATTTTTCTAAATGCTCAGCCCTATCATCATACATAGTGAAGTGTTCACATTTAGTATTTTCTATTTGATTTTCAAATAGCTTTACTTTAAATGTAAATGTATCGTGACCACTACATAAATGAACCTCATCAAAGGACATATTGTGGCTTCTAATAATTTCTTCAACACGGGATCTCATTCCCATTACTCTATTCTGTCTCCCAGTAGCCATAATGACGTAAGAATCTGGTCTAGCAACTGCATTTAGATATTCTTCATAAATCCAATCAACCTTTGGTATATCAAATACATCAGTATCTAAAGAGTCAGACTTACCCCACCAACCTCGGTGTCCCCAATCCTCACCAGTCTTTTCTTTCCATATAACTTTACCTTCTTTTGGCTCTGGTGTTAAGCACAGTGTTTTGTCAAAATCGAAACAGTATAGTTCTTTAATCATTTTTTTTGACAAATATATAGATAATATGTGGATAATGCAAAATAATATATAAGAAAAAAATAAAATATATGAAATTAGATAATAAATCAATACTAATAACAGTCTTATTCTTTCTATTAGTATTTTTTATATACAAGGAATATTTCGAAACAGATGATTCATACAAGGAAGATATAGAAAGGCTTAATGCTAAAAATGAGAGTCTTATAGCCAAAAGAGATTCCTTGACATTTGAATTAGATAGTATAAAGGGAGAATATGTTTTATTAAAAGAAATGGATAGTATACTTTCTACAAAGATAGAACAAAGCCAAGATTCTATAATACAAGCTAAGAGAGAAGCATATCTTAGTAAGAAATTATTAAAATCTCTGCAAGCTAAAATAGAAAAGAATAAAAAAGAAATAGATAGCCTAAATAAAGCACCTGATAAAAGTGATGAGAGATTGCTTAAATCTTTAAAAATAAAATTAAATAAATGAGAAAAAAAATAATAATAACTTTGATAGCCATCCTATCAACATTTGCTCTATATGGTCAAGATTATCCTAAATATGAAAAAGATTCTTTGGGTAATCAGTATGTTGTTATAACAATGGAACAAGCTAGATATGTTGATACTAAGTTAGATATACTAGAACTTATGGAAAAGAATGACATATTAGGACAAGGCTTGGATTCAATAACAATAAGGGTTGTGAATGATTTAGAAAAAGTTATAGGTGAGCAAGAGATACAAATAACCAATTTATTTGAGTTAGTAAACAATAAAGACGAACAAATATTAAACTTACAATCACAAATAGCTAATAGTATGTTAATAGAAGAAACTTATAGATCACAAGTTGGTAATTTGAATACTAAAGTTGATATATATGAAACACAAGTCGATAAATTAGAGAAAAAAGTGTTTTGGGGTGGTGTTAGTAGCATTATTGTTATAATAGGTGCATTCTTAATTGGTGGATCATTATAGCAAAAAAGAGAGTTTAAGATATTAATATATAAATTATAAAAATAACAAAAATTATGAAACGCATTCAAAATTTCGAATCACATAGAACAGATAAGAAAGTTAGTAAAGACAAAACACCAAATATAAATGAAAATGTATTTCAAGTAGAAGATACATATAAAGTTAGAACAACTATTGATGTTCCTAAAAGTCTTATAAACGCTTATAGTAAGAAAGTAAAAGATGAAACAGGTGAGGACTTAAAGAAACTTTTTGGCGATTTCGACATTGCAGAAGAGTTAGTTAAGCATGTTGCTAAAAAGTTCTTAGATAATGACATACTATCTTCAAGAGCCTTGATAGGTGGTGATAGTGAAGGTGATCAAGTACAAATACAACCTCAAATCCAAACACAAGAAGATGGTGGTCAAGAAGAGCTACAAGACGAAACACAAATGCAAGACGAAACACAAATGCAAGACGAAGAAGGATTTGACAAAGCACAAATGCAAGACGAAGAAGACCAAACACAACAAGACCAAACACAACAAGCACAAGACGAAGAAGGGTTTGAAGATGTAGAGGAAGAGGAAGATGATGATGAAGATTTGCCAATATAATAATTAAAAATACTAAATAAATAAAATCCCTGTCAAAGAAATGATGGGGATTTTTAATATATAATACTATGAAATACATAAATACATTCGAAAGCAATAGAACTGATGATATTCTTATAATCGTTGATGTTCAAAAAAGTTTTAAAAAGTATTTTACTGATAATTATGTTAAAGAATTAAAAAAGTATTGTAATGAATTTGATGAGGTGTTCCAAATATGGGATAATCACATAAATGGTAAAGTGGGGAACGAATATTTATTTGATCATGATCCAGAAATAAATATTGGGCAAGATTTATATCATTTTCCTAACCAAACTGAAATTATAGAAAAAAGGTATAACTATGATGTTAGTGTAGATTATTATAAAAAGATATTAGATAAAAACACCTATGATAACATAAAGAAAAAAGAAAGTAATGATAAACTAATTAAGGGTGAAATGTTCAAAACAACTAAAGGAACTGCAATTGTATATATTGGAAATAATCATAAATGGTTTCAAATCCCTAAAAAACTATATAAAAGACTAAGTAATGATAAGTATAGAAGATATGTTATAGTAGGTGGTTCTGATACTGAATGTCTAGAAGATGTTTATATTTCTAGTAAATCGATTGGTGTTGATATATCTAGAAACAAAGGATATATATACTCTGGTAAAAATTGTCCTATTAAATAATTATAGTACGCTGGCAAATATCTCTATGTCTCTTATCTTGAAACCAATTACCATATATTCTTGAAACCTATCAGGATCTTCAAAAAATTCAACTTTAAGTTCATACTCAATGTTATCAACCTCTGGAATATAGTCTGCTATTTGTGCTTTAATATCCCCCTCTATAAATTCGGCAGATAATTTAGTTTCGTACAATAGGTTTGGTAAATCAGCACCAAAATTAGGATCGCCTAATAAATCACCCTTATTTGTGAATATTATCATCTCGTACTTCTGCACAATAACTCTTATGACATCATCTTCAACCAATTCTATGTTGTTAAAACTAGGATGCCCAGGGTATTTTATGTAAAAATCGGTAAAACTAAGTGATGCCATTGTTTATATATTAATTTTGTTTATCTTTGTATATAAAATATATAGAATATGAAAGTATTAGAAAATTTTAAAGAATTAAAAGAAACACAAAAAGCTAAAGTATTTAAATATAAAATATTTAAAACAGAGCCTCTTGAAAACCTATATAAATACAAAGATCATAGGAGACTACAAACATTCTATCACAAAGGTGTTAAATGTGTAGAATGTGGACACGTAGGAACACAAATAGGTCATGGGTTAGATAAGGCAGGAAACATTCATATTGACATATATGATGACAACCTTTATCCATTAAACGTTGACCACATTATCCCTAAGTCTAAGGGTGGTGCTAATCATATTGATAATTACCAACCAATGTGTTATGGATGTAATAACA